TCTGATACACTAATGTAAAGACATCTCGACGGCTCGCTATGGTAGTTCATTGTCTTACCTGTCAGGGAACAGGACGTGAGATAGTGGAGAAGGTTAAATCTGCTCCTCAAAACTACGACAGGTTTGCGGAGCCGATCTACTACGAAGAAGAGGTCGAGTGCGAGGAATGCGAAGGGTCAGGAGTTAATGACTTGCTTCCTCTTTAGGGGAGCCTTCCAACACCAGCCCAAGCCCACTTCCCACGACGCAGCCCTCATCATCTATGGAAGTGTGGAGTATTAAGGTCCAATCATTCTGATCCTTATCCACCCACACCTCATAGATATTCGTAGGGTTCTTTGCGATCATCGACACCAGTAACCTTTCACCCCCTCGCTGAAGACTTTTCTTTAAGATTTCATAGTTAGCACAAGGGCTTCTATGTTGGTATATGCCGGTGGGCCTTAACGGCACATAACCCTGCGCTATATGTGGATCAACCTGTTGAGCGACAGCACAACCACTACACAGCAGCACCATCAAAGCTATAAGAGAAGTAGCGGGTGCCATCATTTCTCGTCCTTGGTATCCTGTACCGGCTGGGCTTGCTCACCGTCGCAACAATCCAAGACAGGTCTGTTGCATCTTCCGCAAATATATTTGGACTGTATGAACTGTGGTCTGGTGACCCCGCCGCACCACGGACACACCACCAAGTCACTTCCAAAAATAGTGTCTTCAGGGGCACTCATCTAGTAACCCATTTGGTGAGGAGAGGGAGTCATGAAGAGGTCTCTTTCAACTGCACGCCTCCGAACGAGTCCGCGCAATATCTTTCCCCCGGCTCTGCGCCACTTGGGGAACTCATTAGCTGCACCTATTCTGTCGTTCCGGTTAAGCTTGGCCCGTAACGTAGAAGACTGGAGTCGTCCTGATCCGAGGTTCCATGTGAATGAACAAATCGAACTGAACTCATTCTCGTTGAGCGCCACCCGAACCAGATTTCGTACAGAACGCTCGACAGATACCAGCCCCTGTTGAAGAAGATCCTCGCCCTCATCCTTTGTGATCTCTGGGCTATCCATCGTAACTCGGCTACCGTCACCCAAACGAGTCGATCCAAATCCCTGTGTCGCCACTCCCGCAGGACATCTGTACGGGACGGATGAAAATCCCTCGAAGATTTTGATGATGTGTATCCCACTTGCATTGCAGTGTCCGTCCCAGCCGTGCTTTGCAAGCAGGAAGTTAGCGACTGACATCACCGACTAAGCCGGGAGATGGCCCTACTCCCGAACCAGAAACTGACGACGGCGCTGAAAAGTGCTATGACCTCGTCGTCGAAAATAAGCTGGGCCGCATCCAATCCAGATAGTCCACTGGCAGTGAGACTAAGATAGGCGGCGATCTCAACGAAACAGAACAACCCCATAAAAACATAGGTAATAACAGGGCGCACACTACTGCGAAGACCATCGATCCACCGGACGCCCGATGGCTGCATGGACTTCTGAAGCGCTTCGATCTCTCGTATGTCTGCCTCAACATGGACTGCCTCCAACTTCTGTGCAGCAACCTCTTTCTGTTGCTTAATCTGCATCTCCATTACAGCTAGCTCATGCTTTTGGTCCTGTTTATTCTGCCAAAACTCCATCACCTTTGGCAGGAATGAAGTAGAAAATCCAAGCAAGCTGCCTAATAAAGTGATCATCTCTACCTCCCTAGCTGAAAAGCTTCCTGTCTCATAGCTGGTAGATCCTGTACAGCCAGTAACTCATCCTGCGTAATGTCGTCAATCAAAGCCCTCTTTTCCTCACCTGACATGTCGCCTTCCATTATACTCTTTCTCTCCTCCCTGAGGTCAGCAAGTATCTGAGCAATAGCATTCACCTCTTGCTCCAAATCCAGCAACGCAGCCCTCTTGTCGGCGAACTCCTCACTCTTAACGATGGTAAGCTCACCTTTTTCCAACATATCATAAGTACCCACCGCCTGCGTCACAGCTTCCCTTAGTTGATAGAACTGTGTCACCAAACCACGGGCATCGGGGCGCGCAAAGAAGCGCCTGATAAATGGATACTCGGTAAGCTTGCGAGTCTGCGTTTCACCCAGTTCATCATCAACCGAGCGCACCAACTGATCAACCGTATCAAGCAATACCGTACCCAGCGTACCGCCGTATCCCTTGATCATGTGATCGATCTTGATCGGAGAGTAATTGATCGCCTCCCCTAACTCACGCGCCAGTCCTGACGTTCTACTGGCATAACGATACCCCGGCTCAATGCCCTTTAGGTATTGCCCTTCGATCTCACGTCCCGTCCAGAAACTATAGTTAACGAGAGCTTCTCCTAGAGGAAGAACCGCTTGAGGTATAGGATTAAACTCGAACGTATTAACCAACCCCCTTCTCAGGGATTGCGTCACATCAAGAGGGACATCTTGCCCGAGGAACAAAGCCATTAACCTCTCAGGTATGGTCTTGAACAGGTATCCAACCTCAAACGGTATGGGTATCTTGATAGGCGGCCCGTCATATCCGGGGATCCACGACGATGGAATGATCCAGTAGTTGTCCTTTACCTCGGGGTTTTGATTGATGTATTCCTCATCGTCATGCACCAAAGTCCAGTAAGCTGCACTGCTCATTCCTACCAGCAATGACCTCATCAGGAAGCGGCGTTTGACAATGTCGGACTCTGGTCGTGCAGCAAAGCCGGGCCTCCCCATAGACGATCTATAAAGCACGTCGAGTCCCTGTATCCTAGCGTTCAAGAAGGGCACCATGACAGCGATATTCTGAATTAAGGCAGAAGAACCCCTAGCCGAGAAGTTGATAACTTCCTGTGCCTCCCAGAAAGCCTGCACTTCATCGCCAGTCTCTTTTAATACCCTGTTGTAAACAGCAATTCTGGTAGCAGCATCTGACGCCCGCGAACCTGTGCCGGTTACATCCCATAAATACTTGAATGGGTTGCGAATAGCCCGCCTCATCTCAGAAGGATACTGATACTTCTGAAGTTCCTTTTCGATAAAGGTGGTCATCTTGGTAGGATCGCCACCAAAATCAAACCCTGTCATCAAGCCTGCGGAAGCCAGTGCGTTAGCCGACTCATCCCCACGCACAGCACTGTACATCCCTTTCATGGTGCCAGCTAATGCACCAGTCTTGCGCCCGCTAGTAACCCATGCAGACAACGAGTCACGCAGCATGTTAGCGGCCATGAAGTCTGGTGATCTGGTGATCATCTCCCTCAGGAAACGGGCTGGCATACCAAACAGATTAACCCACGGCGGGATCCGCTGATGTTCTAAGTAGTTAAATAGCGATGAAAAAAGCAGTTGGTCTCCCACAAAGAGAGTCATAGACTTACCTTTGACTCTGAAGGTTATCGCCCCCGGTGTCCTGATCTTGGCCCTCACCGTTGTCTCAGGCTCTACCAAGACAAGGTTACGCATCGCACGCTGCACCCCGACATTCATCATGCCCGTTTGTACAGCAGCTAAAGCATTCTCGGTTAGGGTATCAAGGAATCCTCCAATGGGCATTCCGCCTTCTACTACCGACACCTCAAGATTGGGGTGCTCTTGCTTTAGTTTCTTAGCATAACCCTTTGCGACTGCCTTCTGATGAGACTCAAAGGTCGTTGGAAGACGGGTTACTATCTCTTCTCCATTAATGGTCTCTTTGGTAACGATAGTCCATATCGTTCCCTTGCCAGAGAGAGGGGGAGGAGGCCGCGTAGTAATGCCGCTAAATACCTGCGTCTCCCCCAGCACCTCTTCATATTTTTGGTCAAGTTGCCTGTAAAACGGAACGTAATCCGCGGTCTCTGTCCATTGGTCGGCCTTCTTACGGTCGATAACCCCTGTGTCTACTAAAAGATCCACGAAGTAGCTGTTCCACACCTGATAGTTCTTAAATATCTGATCGAAATCTAGGAAGGTATCCTGTCCCGTAGCTATTATCTTTCGCGCAATGGCATCTTCCGTTAAGGCTGGGTCACCGATTATACGTTGGATCTCAAGAGGCGTGTTGCCGTACCCTAGATACTCGATGATCTGATCCTGCGTTAAGAGCCTCTCCCTACCCTCTCTCAGCAAGCGCGCTGCCCTGCGCCCGATAGCATAGGCATGGAAAGTACGGAACCTATTGCCCTCACGCAGGGGTTCGATGATGGGTATCAAACCTGTAGGCGTACCAGCAATGGGACTAGGCGACAGAGAGCCATCGATGTTGGTTTGCATTGCATCTTTGGGAATGTTTTTAACGGATGTACCGCCATTGGCATAAACAGGGACGCCCTTGGAAAGAGCATAGGCAGTTATAGCCGTTCCCCTTCTGGCCGAACGTAAAGCCGTCCACGCAGACGACGCCGCACTCAGGAAGCTAGCGTACTTTGTATCCGACTCAGCCAAATAAACATCAGTCCGACGCGCAGGATCCCACATATCAACAACGCTTTGACGGAACCACTTGAAAAAATCCGTGTAACTATCTAGCGGCGTGCTACCGAGCATACCAAGATTGGTTAAAACCTTGCTTCCAAGAGTCTCGTCGGTGGTTTGTGCGGCAGAAATCATACTTAAATCAACATCACCAACGCCCTCTTCCTTGTTTAAAAACGAGAAGGCCCGTGCGGCTTGGTAGGGACGCTTGTGCTTGTCCTTGCGGGTGTAGCCCTTGCGGCTACGCACCACCCGCTTCCTGTACTTGGGTGTGCGCAAGTCCTCGGCAATGACGTTGCGCTGACGCTCTTCCTCGAAAGCCTTTTTGCCCGCCTTGTCCTTGATAAAGGAGCGCGCTTCCTTGGAAGAGAAAATCCTACGCTGGATCTCATCCTCAAGCTCCAACGCATCGATGATGGGGTCTGCCATAGAGGCAGAGATGTTGCGCGTCTCTCCTGCAAAGAGGGCTGAGAGGTTCGCCATCTGCGGGATCGAGTCGATGATGCGGTCAAGCCTGCTACCCTCATAGCGTGATCCCACAGCAGGGTGACCCCGTACCTCAATGCGGTTGTCGCCGCTTTGTATGGTTAAGGTCGCCCGGTCAGGACGTTGGTCGAGAGTGAGGCGCATCCCGTGGCCGCGGAGGCTGTCGTATTGGGTATCGGTTATGTCGTAGAACGGTCGAGCGGCTTTTGCTTTAGCTCCTTCTGCAACCCCTTTAGCAACTGCGCCCCTAGGTCGAACGCCCGCGCCCGCCCTTTGAGTGACCTGAACTCTTTTAACGAGTTCTTTGATTCTGCTCGCTCTTTCCGTGAGCGCTTTCTCGTAGTCTCTGACATTGTTTAAGTCCATTCCTTTTCTTACTTGGTTGAAAGCCCATAGGGCAGCTTGTGTTTCTATTGGCGTCCAACGCAATTCATTAGCCACCTTGGTGATAAGACGTTGCGCCTCTAAAACCATTCCCTCAGTCGGGCTGTCTCTATTGAAAAGCAATTGAGCGATGTGCCGGTCAACAACCACCGCTTCATCCGCATCGCGCATGGCCTGTATCATGTCGGGTATTTTCTTGCCCGCAAAATAACGCGCTCCGCCGCCCGGTAACTCAGTAGGTGGCTTACCAGCCCTTTCCCGAAGAGTTCCCTCCCTAGATGGGAGCCTTCCCATGAGACGATTGATGTTATCTACCACCGGATCCAATAAGAGCTTCGGTGTAGCAGTTTTGCTAAGAATCCCAAGAGGGTCGCCGGTCTTGATAGCTTCATAAACTACCAGCGCCAGATCAATGTTACGATCAATCCGCTTCTGCTGGCTGGTGATGGATATGATGTCGTTGAAAAGCTGCATGTCATCACCAAATAGCTCATGCAGAATAGGACGATGGCGCTCATACCAGTCTCGATAATTTCTTGCTGACTTGGCGTCCTTAATAAGCTGAGTAAAGGTGCGCCTAGATGTAGGCGCTCTGGGCTTACGAGGTAAGACAGGGTACTCTCCTAGCTGTACGGCACCCGCAACCATGCGCCGTGCTTCCTTAACCTTGTTGGCTTCATCAGCAAGGATGGCGCGCACTTCACCGGGGTCTACACCGGGAGTATCTTCGGTGATCACACCGCTCAAGACATCGTTCTCGAATGCCATCTGGCGGATACGCATGTCTACTTGAGAGGGGCGTAGTAGTTCATCTACTGGAGAAGGACGTAGCGGCTCAAGAATAAACCGTGGAGTTTCAACTGTAGCAAACTCAGTGTCTAGTGATTGTAAATTAGCCAAGAACTTATTAACAGCAGCGGCACTATCAGACGCTACATATCCCTTGAAGTTACCGCTGTCCCAGAACTGAGCTACCGTTTCAAAATTATCTACGAGGATATCTTCAGTTGCTTCCTCGGAGATCATGTTCTTGTGCATACCCTCCAGCGTTTCTCGGCTCTTCGCGGTCATCTCTTTCACGCTATAATAGCGTGACTTGAACTTATTTTTCTTTGCCTCCTTCTGATCCCACGCTGGACGAGCAGCCATCCCGTCCTTCTCGAATACTTTTTCTTCAATGATGACCAAGCCGTTCTTTTTAGCCAGTTCCTTCATGCGTTTGATTTGAGGCTCACGGTCAGGAGAAATGAATTGGAATACCATAGCCTCATGGACAACATCATATTTTTTAGGGGGCTGGAAGTAGTAGATAGGAGTGCCATCATCCTCTGCCCACGCGAGAGTTCCTTCCTGCTCGCGTGATCCAAAGGCTTCTAATTTATAGTCAGAACCGGGAACTGGATCTTTCTGAAAAACCTTAGCCATTTCTATATTGGGATCAATGCCAGTCGTTTTGATAGCACCCCCAGATAGAGATGTGATGGTTTTAATTAAAGCCCCTTCCGATGCCCCAACATCCAACATGGTGGAACCGTCCCCGTATGTGTTGACGATAGCCTCTGCCACAGCCAACTGCACTTCCCCAAAACCGGGAATGCTGGTCTTTATGTGATGCTCGAAATTACCCTTCCACTTATCATACAGAGCCGGAACGCCAAAGTAATCGGTAAGACCAATGACTGGAATATATGCGTTACCCGTAGAGGGACGATGTTTGACTCCCAGAGTCGCTGCTGTAAAAAAATCTGTGTAATCCCTACCAGTTCCGGTCATCACCCGCGCCATCTTGGTCACGGCAGGTTTCTTTAGCTCTAGCTTAGGCATCGTTGGAGGAGATCCCACCATCGACCGCGCCATCTTTGGCTTCTTTGTGCCCTTGGCAAGGAACGCATTTACTGAAGCTTCTATAGCTTCTGGAGAAAGGTCACCGAACTGATATTCCCCTAGCGCCTCCATCTTTGTCAGCGCCTCTACCTTCCTTTGGGTAGCTTTGGGTAGCACAGGGTGTGCCGTCTCAAGATAATAGAAAGGCCCTGCCTCTAAAGTGTCGAGAGCGAGACGTTGGAGACCGCCCCTATGTGCGGGCATACCCGGCATCTCCTCGGGAACGACAAGATCGAACCAACCTCTGATGGGATGTGTAGATGCAGGATCATTCCACTCGATCCCTATCTTGGTCGGGGAAGCTATCCTCATCTTCTCCCCTTGATCTATGGTTATAGCAGGGTTGTTCCTCGGAGCGCCTTTCTCACGGTTCCAATAAGCATCCAACAATGCAGCCACACCCTGCGTTGCATTCTTATAGGGAGTGAAGGCAGCAAATTCCTCGTCGTGCTCGGAAGCATGGGCGAGACCGAAATCCTGTGGAGTACCCCGTGGCACAAGAACACGATACTCGTTGCCAGCTACACGCACCCTCCCCCATACGATGGTGGGGTTGCCAGCAATGTCGCGTCTGGTTTCCAGAGCAAACGCAGAGGCCGGTAAATTGGCGTAGCGGCGGGATTGTTTGACCTTACGCTCCCGTATGGCATCGGCTAATCTTTGTGCATTACGATTTTCAGCGTTAAACGCTTCCTCATCTATCCGAAAAGCAACTAGTTTCACATCATCAGGGTAAGTATCAAGAGCTACGTTAGCCCTCTCAACATCTTCAGAGGGTCCGCGTGGAGTAGTGGGGGTTTCGACAATCAATTCTCTCTTTGTTGGCGACCTCTCCACCGCAAACTTTACATCATCCTGTTGAATATCTATTGGAGGCCCTAATTCAGCACGATCTTTAGCAATGCCAATGTCATCGAAGGGCACATACCAGCCACTAATGGGTGCAGATAGATCAGCGTTAGGAGCGTCAGGAGTACCAAGAAGAGTTCCTAAATCTTCCCGTAACAATCTTGAGTAAACTCGATATGCATCACCCAAGGGATTTTCAAGATATCCTTCTGATGGAATCGTCAGAGCCTCAAGGGTTCTCAGGTTTTGAATAGTAGGATCATTATCCCACTCCCCAATGATGAAATTTAATTCATTCTCCTCATGTAGCTCTATCCCGGGGAGGCTAACAAAGTCCTGCTTTCTCCAAAATTTATCTAACGCAGTCTCAATGGGTTCTGGCTGGAAAAGAAGATCAGTTTGCGGGGTGCCCTGCAACCTGACGCGCGGGTTGCCATCATCATCCAACTCACGAACTGGTCTTTTGAGAAGGAGGTCGTCTAATTCATTAAATTGCGTAGACAGTCCCTCCCAATTAGGAGCGTAAACCTCGAATATTTCACTCCCATCATCCGCAAGCTCCGCGTGAATATAGCCAGTGTTCTCCCCCATAGAAGGTGGCAGCTTAACCTGCCCATTACTTACATGCCTAACCAGTTGAGCCATACCCTCGTGCGATATAACATAAGCGTCCCACACATAAAGCTCGCCCTTGTTATCGTAAGCAAAACGTAACTCGGCTCTCTTTCCCACACGCCCAACCAGTCCTTCAGCATGATCTCTCCTGTACTTTTGCGCCATCCTTGTTATCACATGTCGAGAGGGATTAATCCTTACCTCCTCAACCTCAGGCTCATAAGTACTGTGAGCGAAAGCTGCCGCTACTTCCTCACCAGTAAACCTTCTGCCGCGTGACCTCCCTACTTTCTCCTTATCTATGGCACTCATCTCCTCGTCGATAAGAGGATCCCCGATCATGGTGTCTTCGATAGGAAGAAGCCCTATTTTCTGAGGCGCAAAGGGGCGCTCTTCAATAGGCAGTGAGTCTGCCCGTTTGGCTGGGTCAATGCCGAGACGGTGGAAATTGAACCAAGCGTTGTTTCCCAGTGTCTCAGTAGCCAAAGCCCAGCGCGCCCACGGACTAGCCATCATACGCGCATGATTAACGTAGGCTGCCTTTCCCCCGAACTTACCCAACGAAAGAGGTGACATGGTGTGAGCGTAGTAGTCATGCACAGCCCGTAGCACATCATTGTACAACAAGAACGTGCCGTTCATATCGACACGCCCGCTCTGTTTTATGAGGGGATGGTTGGAAGAGAAGTCACTTTCGTCAGTCTTGAGGATATAGAGATGATTGTTGTTCATAACATCATCTCTCATGGCTGCGCTGTTAGCGTATGGCTCCCCCTCTCCCTCGAACACCTCTACCTTGACAGGCAGGGCGTCGAACTGACTAATCGACTCTCGCTGAAGTTCCGTATAGGCTCTTTTAACAGCAGGATTCCCGCTGTCATCATCCGGCATAGCGTCGTAGTTGTCGGCTATCCTCTCAAAGGATGTTCTTTCTTCTGGAGTGAGGGTGGTTTGTGGGACGGCAGTGGCAAAGGGCAGCCCACGCAGGAATTGAGCTATTCGGTGACTGGTTCTGTTTCCTTCGTGGTACGCCGGGAGACGAAGTGTGCCTGATATCTCTTGATACCCGTTTGTGGCGGCAAATCCACTACCGTAAGCCCAGAATCTTCTAATGCTTCTGTTAGCTCGTGATATGCTTTTTCCAAGGGATTGGCGGGCGCGGTTGGCTTGTTGTTGGAACTCTTGGATGGCGGCTGTGTCATTAGGATCTCCCCAGTAGTATGCCTCTAAATATGTATCAGTTACCGTTAGGCCGGGCAAGCCTGATGACTTAATGACCTCATCGATCTTTGCCCGCGATAATGGTTTAGGCAAAAGATAGCGAACTGCAATAGTGTTATACGACCCATCTGGATGAACGAACCCGGGAATGTTATTGTTGGGGTCACCATCCAAAACGTGGAGTTGTTCTTGATTGAAGTTGGTGGAGAACTGCTTGAGGGCAACCAGCGTATCCTGCCTGTCCGGTTCAGCAAAGCCCACCAGCAATCCAACTGATGGCTCACCCTCTCCCGCATAAACCCCCTGCGAGGGGAGTATCTGGAAAGTAGCTGTGGGAATACCGCTCAACAAGTAGGTCAGGGCATCAGTGGCAATGTCCTGCAACAGGTGAATGGCGTCTTGATTGCCCGTTTGGGCCTGCTCCTGTAAAGCAGCAAGGCCGGGGATCTCAGCATTAACGACCGACAGGTTGGAAGCTATCTGATTGACAGGGACATCGTCTATGCTCTTGACCTCGCTGCGGTCGAGAACGTCCTGATCCCAAATAACGTAGTTATAAGTACGACTATCGCGTAACTCTATCGACCCCGGGTCCGCTGACCATTCTTCTAAAGTCTCTTTTAAATCGCGAGCATCTCTGAGTGTAGATCTTAGATTTTGGGTATAGCGTCTATTTGCCGCTCTTCCTTTAGGACCAAAAGCAGGTTCTGTCGCTAGAGCAAGAGACGTTTGCAACCGTTCCACCGAAGCCGTGGCCTGCTCTAGCGCAAGATCAACATCCCCTGCGGTAGCACGCACAGCACGAGATGCTGCGAGATAGCCTAAATGGTACGGATTGTTTTCATCTATCTCTTCGCCATTATAAAAAACACCGATTGGTTTATCCCGACTCAACTGATCCCAATATCTAAGACCCGGAACACCTTCGTCAGCCAACGCCAAAGAAAGAACCTTCTTGGCCTCTCCCCGCTCTATGCCTTGTTTCTTCTCAATCGCCTCAGTAAGCGCGCGATAAATACCATTAACGGTTCTCTTGGGGTCCAACTGGTATGGTATGTACTTCTGAGGCACTCCGCTTACCACATTGGTCAGAGCCTCCTGCACTTCTGGAGATTGCTTGTCGAATGCCAGATCAGCATCCATAAACAGCGCCATGTCGGCATCTGGAACGTCTATTTCATAGAGGGTAGGCGCGTCTATGGCTGCCCTGACATCTGTACCAGCAGCAATCCATTGATCTATTAGTTGGAGTGCCTCAGAAGTAACTGCATCCGCTGCTGGTCCGATTTGATATACAAGCGAGTCTAACGATCCGCTTAAATAATCTCTCGCCAACTTTAATAACCGCTGTGGATCAGCACCTAGAGCTTTCTCTTCTTGTGGATTTCGATAACTACCAAAGAGATCGTTAAGCGCTGCTATTTTATGGCCCCGTTCATGGCTCACAATACCGGAGCTAAGGTCCACAGCACTGGGCCTAAGGTCTCCAGTCTCCCACCTACCCCGTAGAGATGGATGAGGAAGCGACCTACGCCCCCCTGCATACTCAAGAACCATTTGCAGAATGTAATTAGCATACGTTAATGGAGAAACCAGTTCCTCTAATGACGGCATTTCCGAGGCAGGCACCACGGGATAACGTCCCCCAACAGGTCTGAGGGGGTTGGGAAGAACGCCGCCTATTGCACCTTTGTATTCATCACCAAGATGTTGGAGACCCGGCTCTTCCCACGTTTTTTGAGGAACACCATCTATAACAATCTCCCTGACAGCATCCTGATTCCTCCACTCCTGCGCACGATCAGCCCTATAAGCCGCACCCGTATCCCGCACCTGCCCCGCATAATAACCCCACCCCTCCATAGTGGTGTCCTCTCCAGTACCCTGAAAAGCCAGATCTGGCTTGCCGAACACCCGATCCAAAGCCTTACCCCACGGCACGGGACTACCGCTGAACGCGCGCGCCTCTTTAACCCCCTCCTGCTTTTCCTTCTCAAGCTTCTTACTTAGACTTTCCTCCAGTTCCTCTGGGAAGTCCTCTGTTCGCGCCCCAGTCGGAATAAAGCCAGCAGGAGTGGGATCAATGATGCGATCAAACACTTGCGCGGCGTTGTAGATTTTGGCGTCAGCAAGACCCCCCTTCAAATTCCTGAAGAAATTGAGGATACGCTGCCATATTGTCAGGGGGCGGCCCTTGAGAAAGTTCTGCCCGCTGGCGTGTCCCCTGAACAACTCGGCAGCCACCTCTTCAAGCTGCTCCGTCTCAGAGAGATCGGAGTAAGTCTCGCGCACCACCTCCATGACGCTCTTAACGGAGCCATCGTCTCTAAGCTGCCCCGTCCAATGAGGAACTTCATTGGCCGCTTCTGTTAAAGCTTTTATATCGGCAGCATCCAATGTCTTCATATCGACCAGCGCATGGATGGTCTCGTGGTCAAGCAGACCAGCCATGTAACGAGCCATCCATTTGGGATTCTTGAGAGTGGCTGGAGGTAAGCCATCAAGAGCAATCAAGATCGCTCGCTTAACAGCGGCCTCTTGAGGAATAAATATCGCCTCGTCCCCAACCTTCTGACCATATATGCCAGCAATGGTATCGGTAATTATCAGTGGTACCTTGTCTCCTAGATTAGAATACGAGCCAAAGCGACGTAGCAGGTTCTTGCGTATCTGACTGAGGATGGCGGGGGTGATATCGGGCTTGATGGTGGCAGTCCGAACAGTATCGGTAAGAGTGGAGATATCTGGAATAATCTGCTTCTCGGCAGGACCGATGTCCACATGCACAGGATCAATAGCCGACGTAATGATCTCTTTGGTCTCTTCCAGAATAGCCGGTGCCTCTCCACCCACGTCTTCATCGACAGGACTGATACCCGGCAGGGCAGCAGGCGGCGTTGCGTCAATGGTTTCTTCTATGATGGGGGGTTCGGGGAGGCGGGTAGTCGGGATAGCTGCCGCAGTCTCATCCAGAATAGGAGGCTGTGGAATAGGCTCAAGAGGTATCGCTTCAGCCGTTTCTTCAAGGATCGCGGGAGGGCCTATCGGCGGCCCCTCTTCTGCTACCGTTTCAAATTCTTCGGGGAGTCCTTCAGTGGGGTCGGGTGGGGGTACTGGATCCGGTGTGGGGCGAGCAAAGGGGCCACCCACGCTACCAACAAACCCACCAGTAAGGCCACCAATAGCAATGGCATTAGCAATATTCTCCACCCGCTGTGCCAACTGGATGTCTTCCGGGGAAGCGCCCGTAGCCTCGGTGTATTCACCCGTCGTCTCCTGAATGATCTGCTGCGCACCTTCGGTAAGCGCCTCTACAGTGAGGCCCTTCTTGCCGAACTGGAGCATCCGCTTGGCAACTGAGTGTGCGATTTTTTCTTTGGTTTTTTTCCTGAAGGGAGCAGTGAGGGCAGAGAGACCGGCCATATCCAAAGCGGCCATCGCCACACCCGGACCCAAAGCTATGCTAGCCGCCGTGTCAGGATCTACCTTTTCCTGCTCAACCAGATAATCATAAGTATCGCCATAGTTCTGGAGGAAAGATCCCGTACCAGCCCCAACACGCATCCCTACCCCTACGCCGATAGGGCCACCGGGTGCCCCTGCTATCCCACCAGCAACAGCACCAGCCAATGGCACACCTAAGGAAGCAACGCCTTGCCCTAATCCTTGACCGACGTAATCCAGAAAAGTATCAAGGTCTTTGATTTGAGTGAGGGAGGGGACGCGAGCAACAAAAGCTTCTTTATCAGGCTCTGCTTCAAAGTCACTGACGATCTCAGAACCCCAGTCAGTGACTGTATCTGAGCCAAAGAAACGACCCAGCCCTTCGATGGCGCGCCCAGCCAAACGTGGGTTCTCTTGGGTAAGAGTGCCCCAAAATGAGCCAGCGAATTGTTCACCAAACCCCGATTCGCTAGGCTGAGGAGGGGGAGCTTCGTAGGGGAATTGTTGATTGATGTACGCTAGAGCTTCATCTTGCGTAGCGTCATCAGGAAACGAGAACTGCTGCCCTTCAAATTCATAAAGCTGTGCCATTCAGCAACTCATCACATCTAGAATGGATAGACTTGTCGTGGCGCGGCAACAATGTCGCCACTGTTAGGATCACGAATAGTCGTGTGAACACCTGCTGCCGTCTGTGGAGCGACACCAGTAGCCGCTCTGATTTGTTCTAGTTCCTTTTTATATTCCTTTAATAGCTCTTTCTTCACCTTATCAGGATCATCTCCATACAGATCCTTTAGCCTACGTTCAACCCGTTTTCCTGCGAGGCTCCGTACCCACTGATGATAAGTTTGAAGGGAAGCCTTTGATGCAGCATAAGGAGATTGAGCACTGCCAGCGCCCCAAGCCTTTCTTATTGCTTCTCTTGCCCCGGGGAGGGGGTTACCGGGTTTACCATCGACATCCTCAAACCACCTTTTCCAATGAGGACTTTCCTTGTGGCTTGCTAATATATCTTCTTCAAATCTCTGATAGGCGTCTGGTTTTCTCTTAAGAGCCGCCGCCTGTAATTCCAATGTAGCCCGTGCCAAGTCCTCTTTAGCACCCGCCGCTCTGGAGGCAGCTAATCCCTTCATGCCCTCCAAGCCACCTCGTCCCAATGAACCAAGGGCAGTTGCTCCGGGCAGTTGCGCTGCCGCCGCCGTCCCAAATCCAGCGCGCGCTAAAAATTCCCATAGATTCTGTTGGTCTCTTTCTTTTTGGCCCGCCAAGAGAGCACTCGCAGCAGAGGGTATTCCCGCAGCATCATCAACAGTAGCGTCATCAAGTGCACCCGGCTTCCCAGCAGCCATATTCCTGAGAGCACCCTGCCTCCAACTTCCCGGCCCCCCGAAAGCAACGGTCCTCGCATAAGCTTCACCCATATCAGGAGGAGCAAAACCCGGCGGAGTAGATGCCGCTACTAACGGCCTCTCACTCTGACTCAGAGCTAACTGCAAGTTAGGTGGATCAGGAATAGGATCAGCAATTTTATAACCCCCGACAAAGGGCAATCCCCCAACTTTCTCAGCATAAATCCTCTTAAATGCTTCTTTATCCGCAGCACGTTGCTGCTCCATGTTTTTTCTGTATATCACATCGTTAATCGGGGCTGCTTCAGAAAAACGACCAGTCTGAATACCTGCAAGCTCTGGGACTAGAGGCTGTACTGTTGATGGCGGAGCATCAGGCGAACCAGAAAGCACAGTCTCTTCCTTGAAGCGTTCAGGAACCGGCAGCCCAAGCCGCCCCACTAACCGCCTACCCGCGCCCCCTAAATCAATTGCGCCTTGTAGCACTTTTTCACCTATGCCACCCGCCTGACCTATGCTTGTGCCAGATGCTGCTACCTGTGGCAGTCCACCTGTAGCTCCAGTTGTAGCTCCAGACATGAACTGCGGCGGAAGCCATGTCCCAGATAAGGGAACTGCTTCCTCAATTCGATTTAACCAATCCACGGCCATCAGCGTTTCATCAGGTGACACAATAGGTTGTTCAGCAAGCTGTACTGGAGGCTGTGCTGTAGGCACCGCAGAAATAGCAGCCTCTTCTTCTGTTAGCGGTTTATCCCCGGCAGTAAAGAAAACATTCCCGCCAATATCCACCTTATCAGGTGTCAAGGGCGTTGTGAGGTTGCCTTGAGAATCATAGAAATCTTTAAGACTCTTGCTAATAGTCCCTCGTTTGGCAGTTAAGGTGGGGTTCTCAAAATTGAGCGAGCCACCAACAGGATTCGCCGCATTGAACGACCGCCCATCAAAGAGCGCCCCCGACACGAAGTATCTCGTCCAGCCGCTTGCTGGTAAAAGCTTGTCTACATCATGTCCTGCCTTCCCCACTGGCTCAAATTGTTGTTTTGCTTCAAGAACTTCCTTAACACTATCCCCCCATTTGCCATCTCTGAGACGATTTATAATTACTGCCGTTACTGCAAATATGCCCTTTACATCATCCCCAGTTTCCTGATCAACAACCCTCGCAATTCTGTCTTTATCTTCATCAGTTAGGCTCTCAATCACCTCCTCAATAGACTTAACCCTACCTCCCTTAGCCATCCTCACAACACCACCTTGCTCCATCATCATGGGGGGAACAGCCTGACGGGCCATTGGTGGAGGCACTGCTCTGGCAAGAGCCTGCATCTGAGGAGGAACACCCGGTGACATCTGCCGTTGGGGTAGCGCCCTGATACCCTGCTGGGCTTGCGGGGGCATACGTCCCTGCATCATCTGAGGAGGAGGCCCCTGCATCATTTGAGGTGGAGGACGGCCCTGCATCATCTGAGGTGGACGGCCCTGCATCATAGCCTGCGGCCCCATTAGAGGACGGGGCTGCTGTGGTGATGCGCCACTAATAACATCATCAGCAACCGTAGTCTCCGCTTCCTCTACATCAGCCCTATAGGCGTCTTCCATACGCTTACGGCGATCCAACTCACTAATGATTAAATATGTATCAACAGCCCCGGGGTTCTGTACTTGCTGTAGCAAAACTTCCTTAGAAAGACCCTTCAGAATCTCTGTTATCTGTAAGATATTGGTCATAGCGCTATCCAGTAAGGGTTTTGTAAGCACCAAGAGCACCAAGGCCAGCACCAGCCAACTGACCCGTAAATGATCCCGGTGCTTGGTATTGGTAAACCTCGGACTGAGGTGTAACGGGCACTCCCTGTAATAGGCCAGCCAAGAACTGAAGCTGCCTACGCTCAAAGTCCCGCTGATTAAGGAAGTCCTGATAGGCCAAATCAAGGTTGGCCTGATCCATTTTCTGATAAGCAGCCCCCACTCCCTGCAACGCCCCAGCTTGAGAAAGCTGTTGCTGTAATATTTGAGGGTCCATTCCAGCGGCGGCAGCCGCAGCCTGTAATCCATACTGCGCCTCCTGCAACCTCTCTGCTCCCCCAAGTTGAGCAGCCTGTACGCGAGCAGCACGATCCCGCTGGAACTGATCCATTGCCTGCTGTTGAGCTAAACGAAATCCCTCCGAGCGTTGACGGCTTTCAAGATCGCCCATACGCTCCTCGAATTGACCGCGTGCCAATGATTCTTCCACGGCAGCACGGCTTCCCGTGCGCGTTCCACGCCCCACACGGGCAGCTTCCCTTTGCTGGGCCTGTAACCCAAACTGCGTTTCAGCACTCCTCCGCTGCCCACCAAGAACATCCTCCAAATAGGGATCAAAATAGTCCTTATAATCATAAGATGGCCTGTATTCCCCTATAAGCCCGCTGTAGCCCTGTGCTTGAAATGGGCGTGGTCCGAACCCGGCAGCAGGAGAAGGCCCCTCAGCACCCCCTACAGGAGCCTGAGGAGGCGCCCCCACCTCACCAGCAGGGGGTGGGGGAGCATACGGACGGTTAAGAATATTGGAGTAATAGTCCTGCGCAGCGTACATTCCCTGAGGAGCGGTTGCGCCTGCCTGTGTCTGCAACCCAAATCCTAGGCTCTGCTCCGGTGCAAATGGGGCAATGCGTGGTCCCGGGTAACCCAAATAGGGCTGATCGGTAACCGTTTCGCCTCGCGTTAAAAGACGCTCGTAGTAAGGCTGTGCGTATTCGGGAAGACTAGTCTGTGTAACCGTGCTCTTAGTGGGCGTAGGGTTGACACCCCCGCCACCTCCACCTTTACTCATAGCCTTTCTCCGTAATAAAGAACGTCGCGTTCCATCCGATGTCTCTCAATGCGCGAACCCATCCCCTGCGTCCCGTCAGTTCAATGCCTGCGCAACCATGATCCATACCCCACCTTTGCAGCATCTCATCAAGATCCCCCATCCATTCCATTAAACGGGTGCCACCCAGAAACTGGCCCGTCAGCATTCTCTTGCGCGGGTACTGCGTGAATGTGGTGGTACATGTTGCGATAATCTCGTCCTCATCCAACACCACCCACAGGTGGCTCTCTTGTGTGACTACCAAATGGTACACATCCTCAAGAGTGAACCTTCCTAAGGACTGCTCCACAGCAGGCTTGAGCAACGGAGCGACTTCATCCCAACACTCCGCCACCCTATCGTAGGGGACAATGGAAACCTTCACGCAACCCCTACTTCTTCAAAGACTTCCTCAACCCCTTCCTCGCCTATGTAGTTGGGGCGCTTGATAGTTCCATGTGCCATCATCCTTAGCTTATTGCGCGCCGCATCCAACCGCCTAGCTCCTGCCTCGGTATTGCCGTCACCGGCCAATGCCACATCATCGGCAGACCAGATGTGTTCACCGCTGCTCACATTAATCGCCTCCCTGCCGTCGATGTTACCTCGCCGCAAGTCGTCACGGCCACCGTCTGCACCACGAACAAGGCCCTCGTGCGCACGACCCAACCCCCTTGCGCGCTCTTCCTGTATAATTATACGGCGCAGTCCCTCGAAAGCACCGGGACCAAAGACCTCGGCAAAGCGGGTGATAGCTATTTCAGGCTCTGGATGGTCACCTTTTATGGCCGCGATAGCCTGTTGAGTGACATCTTCAATCAAAGCCTCAGCGCCTCCCGCTATGGGAAGGGAACCAATGCCGCCTTCAGCAAGCTCCGTAGGCGCTTCTACCGGGAGATCGGTTATGCTGCCCTCGACCTCTTCAACTGTTTCGGTCTCTTCAACCTCGTCATCAATGGGGAGAGACTGAAGGCCGCCAGCTTGAGCGTATTGCGTGTAACCCAAACGATGGGGGTCCATGATATTAGGATAGAAGAAGCGTCCCTCGGGACCGTAGCCATACTGGGTCAAGTCAGCAGTCTGAGCTAATTGTGTGGGCCGACGGGTGTCGGGCACAAGTCTGGGATCGCGATAGGTTCCACCTGTACCTGACGTAGGCAGAGGGCCAGTATACTTAGGTAGCATAGCCTGTTCGGCAGCCATCCCACCCAGTCCACTAAACGCCCCAGCAGCGGTAAACGGATTATCCAACATAGACGCAGTCATTTTTTGAGCGCCACTTTGAATGCCAGATAGCCCCGAACCCCCAGCAAACTGGGGAGCACCAAAAGTCCTTTGATAGTCAGCGAGATTATATGACCCAGTCAAGGGATCTGTTCCCTGAGCAACCATTTCTTCTATTGGAAGAAATTGCTGACTGGCTCCAAGACCCCCCTCACCCACAACTTGACCTGCTTGAAGGCTACCAGCTTTAATTGGCTCATATCCCGTTGGTGCGCCACCTAAAAATTCCGCACCTCCTCTGAAAAGACCAGCAGTTACTGCCGTCCCTAATCCTGCTAGTAGCCCCTTTTTGAGAGGATCTTCTTCTCCCAGCATATAACTCTGTGCAGCTTGTCCAAGCCCTGCACCAGCCCCCGTTGCTAAAGCCCCTCCTAACCACCCAGCAGGCCCCAAGGATGCACCCAACATACCCCCTAACAACGGCCCCAAGAAATTCTCAGGCAATCCAGTATCAGGGTTCCTAGTGACTCCCCCCAGAGAAGCAAGTCCCGCCACTTCATCGGGGCGCATATGCATGAGCATGGTGTCGCCGCCACGTCCTTGGCGCGCCACCTGTTTGGCTTGGTTGCGTAGCCCCATCAAACCGCCTCCTTGTGCCACTTGGGGCCGATAAAATAAATCACTAGGCAACCCCCTAAAGCCCGCTGTAGTAAAATCATAACCCTCATACGGCTGCGGGTTAAAAACCTGTGGCCCATAAGGATCACGGTAGGTAGCCGCCTCTTCCAAGGCAGGCAGAGGTGGAGGACGCCGTAGTTGAGGTGGGAGAGGTTCATCATCTCGACCCCCAAAGTCTTGCGGTGGCGTTTGCAATCCCAATTGTGCGACAGCCGTCTCCGCATATGGATCGCCTACACCACGACGCTCTTTAAAACCAAACTGAGGATCATTCTCCGCCCTATATGGACCGAATCCAAAAAAATTCCCAAGCCCTCCGAGCCAACTCTCCTCCTCAAGTTCCGCTTGAGCAATAGGTAGAGAGAAAGGACGACCCGCACCTTGAAGCCTAGCAGCAGTAGCTGCCTCAATAATATCCCCTACCCCTTCTGAAGAGAGTCCCCCTGTACCACCACCACCGCCGCCACCATAGTCGACGCCCCAGCCTTCCGGCCCACCATAATCAGCACCAATATCAGCAGGAGCAAACCCACCCCCGCCACCAACATCAATGCCGTCCCAATCTGTTCCAGCGCCGCCGATATCTTCTGGCATTGTATTTCCTAACTTGTTGTAACCGTTACGGTTCCAATTGCACTAGCTGCCGAAACGGAACCTGAGTATCCTACATTAACAAGCACGATCTTCAATGTGCCACTGTCGTTAAAAACAGAACCTGTCGCCAACTGAAAGCCACTCGTGGGCAAGTCCGTCAGCACCAACGTAGTGCCGCGCAAGGCCCCCGGGTTGGCTACCTGTTGCACGAACGCATTAAGCGTCCTCACCAGATCATCGGCATATGCCCTCTCATACCCTTCTGGCGGGGAAGGGAAGACCGGCAGGCCGCCCTTGAAGTTCATCTCCTGCCATCCGGCCTTATGTTAAGGCGCGGTACTCCCAGCCTCCATTGCACGCCAATCTCGGTGCTCGATACCCTGAGAGCAACGCCGCGCCCTCTAATGCGGACGTGCAACTGGTTGGTGAACTGCTCCACAGGGGTGGTAGCAGTACGGGTGGCCGTCTCATCCTGAGATTCATCGTAGGCAGCACCGGGATAGTTACGCGCCTTGATGGTGAACGTCGCCGTGGGGTCCATAGATGTCGACCCATCGAACGTGAGGTCAGGAAGGACGCGGTCCACGAAACTGAAGCTATCCCCCTGCCCTATATCAAACTGAGAGCTTTCAATATAAGAATCAATAGCGGAGCCATCGTCGTCATTCCCATTCTCGTGGTTATAAAGATAAGGCGAAGCAGTCGTCCCCGTTGCCTGAGGGTAGGTTCTGATGCCCCTGTCGATCCACGCTGTTCTAGCTAACGACCCATAATACCACAGGTTTTCCCCATAGTTATAGACAACATACGAATCGTTTTCAGTCGCCGTGGACGACGGATAAAACCATATAACCTCCGTAAACTCTGAATTGACCCCCGCATAGATGGTCCGCAAGAGATTAGCATTAAGGTTGCCGAAGACCTTGAAGCGCACCGCACACGGGAGCGCCTGAACGCGCCCATCGTAACGATAGAAGGTATCCCTGCCCATCCAGAAGATGAGGTCGTCGACACTGGCTACGGCATTGGGACCAATAATCGTAATGGCCCCCGAAATCTGGGCCAGACCAAACGTATCGGGAGGTCCGAGAAACGTCATCGAATGAAGGGAGGTGTCAGTCCATATCAATATTTCTCTTTTGGTTTCAACGGCCTTGACGAAAGTAGAACCCGATCCAAGAACCAAATCACCGGCAGTAGTGGTCTCGTCAATATCCCAATTAATCCTGCTGTCCTGATCGGACCAACGGACAAGAAGGGGATCTTGAGCAGAAGAACCCACGGCATTGCAACCAAAAGCAATAATGTGGCCGTCCCTATCCGAGGTCAGTATCTGCTTGGCAACGGTGGGCACGTTGCTGGCGTCCGTCTCAGTCGCCAAATCAACAGCCGCAGTGAGCAGACCGTTGTCCCTTTCCCAGACATAAATAGCGCTATCCCTCACGTTAGCAAGAAGGTCTTCGCCATAGTTATCCTGCGACCACAGAGGTAGCTCAGTTCTCACGGCGATCTCCGCAGGATCTCCCCAGCCAATAAAGGCCCTCGCATCCTGTACAGGTGCGGCATCGGCATGAGTAGCTCCCGTTGTCCCCCTAGTGCCCCGGGTTATTCCAGTGAGATCATTAGTCGAAACACCCGTATAAGTGATCAGTTCATTATCTACGAGGATCACCCCGAGATAAGTAACAGCATCAGAAGCCGTGTGAGGAGCAGCAGTCGTACCAAAAGCGCCCCGAGTTAAGTCACTGAATACATTACCAGACAGGGTTTTGTAGCCGATAATCTCTGTGTTAATCGATACCGTTCCGGCTGCCGCAAAGCCTGTCGAGCTAGCCACTGTAAACGACGTGTCGGCATCCGTTATACCGTCACTCAAGGTGGTGCTACCCGCAGCAAAGTCAGTAGCGCTCGTCAGGGCAATATTCGACGTGGACGTTGGACTTGATATCGCGCCGTTTAATGTGGTGGAAACAGCACCAGTAACAGCACCGCCCCACAAGCCAGCACTCCAACCAGTACCGCCAGCGGTCGAAGCAGGGCCAGTATTGATCTGATACGTCGCTGTGAACGCATCTCCTCCCGAACCAGTTCCGGTCGAGGTTGCGGCACTCCCCACGGTAATGGTGTAAATATTGGCATCGGTAACACTTGTTATCTGGTGCTCCGTGTTAAGGTCGGCAGCAAGGATTCCGTTGACCGCACTAAGTCCGGTAAACGTCACAAAGTCATTCTGTATAGCACCATGTCCTGAATCCGTAACCGTTACCGTCGTCTCCGTGTCAACTGTAGCCAACGCCGCTGCCGTCAATGACGCCGTCCGTCGAATAGGAGTAATGTCGTAAAACGAAACACCCTCTTGAATATAGAGCTTGAGGTTCGTCCCCACCCCTAAGAAATCAGAGCCATCATTGGCAACCCAATTGTGCAAAGAACGGCACGCCCCTTGGAAGGTTGAAGAAGAAACCTTCTGCCAACCACCAAATTTTTCCGGCAGGCCGAAACGAAAGCGAACCATATCCCCATCAAACCACCCTCCCTCGTTGGCATAGGAAGTCGTCTCCGTCACGATACCGGGGCGGAGGGTGATGTTCTGCAAGGGCATTAAATCAGTCCAGTGGATCGGGCCAGTCGTGCATGGGAGCGTTGCCGTCATCAGGCGCGACAAACATATTCTTCAGCCCAGTGACTGTCTTCTTTGCGGCAATGGCCTTGGTGATCTTCTTCTCCACCGCCCTCACCGCAGCACGATATGTCGCCACGTCATCGGGGATCGCTTCCTCTGTCTCTGTCTGCCTAATGACGTACCAGTCAGTAGACTTCAATAAGCTCAGAGCACTCTGCGCTGTACGCTCCGTGTGTTTTTTCCTCAACTCATCCATCGGCTTAGGCGTGACGTTGTCCCACACACGCACCACCTTCTCGGATTGGATGTCGTAGCGCTCTCCCCTGTAAGTGTAGAACTCGCTGTCTTGATGCTGGATCTCCAACGGGAAGACGCCGATGTTGGCAAGCTGGTGTTTGTCCCATGCACGGAAGATCGCCGCCGGGTGCTGTATCTCATCAATGGTGATGGCTTGAGCGCCATTGATGATTTTGATGACCTGATTACCCTTACGCACACACCACATAACTCACCTCGCTACGTCTTGTTTGCCTTTACAACTACCTTTTTCAGATGCTCTATCTCGCTCCTGAGCGTGGCTAGTTCTCTGGTATCCTTCTCCAACTTCTCGGGACTGAGGATGCTGCTCACTATATCCAGCCTGTGCTTAAACAATCCATTGGACTGTTCGATTGAGTCGAGACGATTATCCAACTCTGTTTTGCTCTTGAACAACACCTCCACTCTTTCCAGCAGACCGTTGATCTTGTATTTGGCAATCGCCGCCGATCCTATTATCGCCGCCACCATCGCTGCGAGGGATATGAGATTAGAGGTTGTAAGCTCCATCTCTACCTCGCTCTTGCCTGTGCAACTCCTGAACCTCCAAACGGATTTTCCGCAAAGGCAATGTAGATATAATCAGCAGTGTCTGTATTTTGGAATGTACTGCGGAGTTTGAATCCATTTGCTAAGAAATCCTGCGTTGCACCTGTATTTGTTCCATCAGTATCATCAACAACTAAAAAATCATCAAGTGGGTTAAATGGATCTCTCTTATTATCTACTAAGGTATAACTACCAACAGCACTAAACTTTTTCTGAAACAAATAACTAGGACGAAACCCCGTACAGACAAACGGACCGTCCGCATCACCATTACCGACATAGCTTCCGAAAGAGGAATATCCTTCAACGGGAAACCACGCATAGAAGACATATTCTTCAACTAAATTAACAGCATTATTATTTAAATTTTTTGCAAGAGTTATCGTTGTTGAAGATACTGCACTTATATACCCAGCATTTGGAGTTACTTCGGCACCATTATGATCTATTTGCAGGATCTTATTAGCGGATAATGAAGTATGCCAAAGAGTCCACGAACTAGACCTCTCAAGAGGTTTCACTATAACCAATTCAGGGGTAACCCCAAGTCCGTGACCTATCGTAGAAGAGACAGCGGCATTATCACCTGTATAAGTACCCATCGAAAATCCGGCAGCGGTATTTGCCCTGATCGTAGTCGTAATGGCACCATCCCCGTTACTGGTTTCCGCACCATCATTCGCCCATTGCCACAGAACATAACTTTCGGCAGACGTATTAACTGCATCCATGTTTCCTATCTGTACACCCTGCTGAAGGAATCGTTGTACAGAATTAGTATCGGTATCTTGACCGTCAGTAGTATTACTTTCTACATAATTATAAATTCCAGTTACCCTCGTCTGAAGGATATGATTATCAGTAGCATCCCGGTTCTTGATCCAAGAGAAGCCGGTGATGCCAGCGGTGTTGGCTGGTAGGTTGTCCTGTTGGAAAGCTAAAAAATCTGTTGGTGGTGTATATCTGAAATACCCACCGGCAGTAGCATCTAGTGTCGTTGTCGCCCCATCGAAATAACGCCACTGACCGAAATTAAAAGTACAGGTATGACTAGCATTAAAAAGCAACTCTATAGCCCATTTCGATATATTCGGACCTCCGAATATTCCCGTTATGGCAGGGTTTGTGCCAGCACTAGGATCACCGCTACCCATCCACGTATCATTTTTTGCAAACCACATATGTCCCGCATCTAAATCCATTGCGATTTGAAACACATCTCCAGATACATAACCCGTTCCGAAAGTTGTAAAGTCACCCCTCACATTTTTTTGCCCTGTAGACCCTGATGTAGTACCACCAGCACTATCATAATTTCTGTATCCAAATGCATTTTCGCCATAAATACTATTATCCGCAATTAGATTGTTAAGATCAATAATTCCAAATGCCATTGTATTAGCGCCAACCACCATCGTATCTATTCCAATTTCAACATACCATTTTCCGGTAGAAGCACCCATAAAAGAAGGGCCAGAAGGATTACCCGATGATTGCGTATATGTTAAGTTTCCCTGCGTTAATCCCGCTGCTAGAGGTTGTATCCATGATATGCCGGTACTATCCCAACCACCATCCATTACATTAAAGTTCTGTGACGGAGTGTCGTACATCTGGTTGCTGCCGTTGGTAGTGTCTATATTATTTTCGGTAAAGTCATTAGTGTTGCCAGACGTATCATCACCAAGATCATTCCCAGAGGCAAATGCCAGATAAAAGCCATTCGTACCAAACGTCAGACCACTTGGATCTTTAGGTATCCAACGATTGGTTGAGGTATCCGTTTCACCGAAAGAACTAGGGGTTAACTGTGTTCCATCAATAAAAACAACATCAGCCATGTAACCGTCCCACCAACTATTTAAAGCGGAAACCTGCTCTCTAACACCAACAAAACATTTATTACCAGATTCATTAAAGGCAGTGTTATCATTTTGCGTATAGGTCGTTTCGGTAGCCCAAGACGTAACTTGCACTCCGTTAAAATATATCTTTGTTCTATCAGCAGCAGTGACTTGCGTCGTATCCGTAGCAACAACGACATGAGTCCAAGAATCCGTATTGATAAAGAGCCTATTAGTTTTCAGATCAACAGTATGTTCATTATCTAAATATCTCCAAGCACCAGTATTTTGGATTTGGAACTCTACATCACCATTTGAAACTCCCGATTCATTAGCAGCAAACAATACTGCATAATTCAAAGTCTTCCCTAATTTGAACCAGCAACTAAAAGTCCACACTTGTGGATCACCGGCAGTACAAGTTCTCTGCAAGGAATCTTCAGCACCACTATCAAACCGGCAAGAGTCATCTATGGAAAACGTATCGGTGAAGGGTATGAAGTTACCCACCCGCTGACCAGCGCCGTTGCCTTCATAGAGTATGGGGAGGAACTGATCCGTGGGTTTGGTTATGGTTGGGGCTGCAAGGTTAGCCGTGCATATAGGAAGATGGTCTGTAGCTGGAGTATCGTCAAACCCAAATTGT